ATAACCAATGGGAACCTATCGTAGTATGGCATCGAATCTTTCGTCTTCGGATCATAAAAATAGAAATACATCTTTCCAATTATGGACGAATCCTTGAGTCTCTTCCTATCAGACATTAGTGCAGACTGAGTTGGTTTGAGCTCTCTGATTTTGTTTTTCAACCAATCCCTTGACTGAACAGTGCGTGGTTCTATGCCCTGTTTTTCCAGTGATGATTTGATTCTATCTAAAAGTGTTTTCGCCATGACCTATTTATCTCAAATGCCCAAGTCTTTCTCGGTGAGTATCTTGAACTCCCAACCGTGGTCTTTACAGAACTCGGTTGCTGCTTTCCACTTGCATTCATTGATGACATAGGTAATAGATTCCTGAATGAACCGTTTGGTCTTCTTCTTCTGTGTGGGGGGTCTTGTTTCTCGGTCAGGTTTGACTTCAATGATGTAAGTCATTACCTTACCATCCTTTAGTTTCATTTGAGAAATAAAATCAGGGAAGTATCGATGCTTTTTCTTATCCACAGGACTGTAATAGGGTATGGGTAGTTCTTCCGATGCCCACCAGATAACGGAGGGGTTATCATCCAAATACTTCATGACTCGCAGCTCCCATGAGGAACGGTAGATGATGTTGGATGGGTTGCCCCTATACTTTAGTGGATTTTGGGGATAAAACTTTCCTTTATATGACATAAATACTCTCAGGTTATAAACTTTCACTTTAAGAAACTATATATGGCAACCAGAAATATTCCATTTGGTATAAAAGACACAAACTCTGGAACAACAAATTCTTTATCGAAATTGTTGCAAGATCAAAAATTTGATTATAACATTACAAAATATCCTCTTGATTTGGGTGCAGCAGGTCAAGGTAGAAGTCATTACATAGTGTTTCATATTCTTGAACAAAGAAAATCACAATATACAACAGGTAAAGCTACTGGTGAAGGCAGCAATATTGCATATGTAAATGAAACTCAAAAAAGTGGTCAAAATGGATATGTTGACGGAATTAGGCAGAGTGCTGACTTAGTTGTAGATGCTGCAAAAGGAGTCTATGATTATGCTTCTGGTATAGCTAGGAGTGTTGCTGGTACCAGTGATCCTAATGCTTCAGGTGAAACTTCAAGTGGTGGTCTTGGGGGTATTATCAGTAATGGTTTTGATTTTACTGGAGGACTTTTAGGTAATGTAGCAAATAAAATTCCTCAAGTTGTTCAGGATGCCACTAGACCAGAATTTCTTAGAACCGTTACCAAAACATCAGAAACTATTGCACTTTACATGCCAGATACGTTGAACTTTATTCAACAACAAGGTTATGCAGATTTGGAACTGGGTAATAATCTTCTGACTGCTTTGTTTGCTGGTGGTAAGGGAGTTGCTGATTCTATTAGAGCATTCAACCAAAATGGAGGTGGAAATTTTAAGGCATTGGGTGAAAGTCTAGGGGAGAACTTGTCACCTTTTATTATCAGTGGGTTGGGTGATAAGTTAGGTAATTTAGGGAAAGCAATTGCTGTGGCAGGACAAGGTATGGTGACTAACCCTCTAATTGAGGTTATATACACATCACCAGGACTTAGAACTTTTAGATTTGATTTTATGTTCTATCCAGAATCACAAAAAGAAGCATTTGCAGTTCAAAAAATTATTCAACTATTCCAATTTCATCAAGCACCAGAAATAGCACCAGGCACTGGTGGTTATTTTTTAGTTCCTCCGTCAGAGTTTGATATTGAGTTTTATTATAATGGACATGAAAATATAAATTTACCTGCAATTTCAACATGTGTTCTGACTAGTGTTGATGTTGACTATGCACCGAATGGTTGGTCTGCTTATGAAATTCCTGGTGAAGATGCACGTATTGGTGGAAGTGGTATGCCAGTAGCAACAAAAATGAGTTTAGAATTCAAAGAAACTTCTATTGTTACAAAAGCATCACGACAATTTGATAAAGCACCAATTAGTAAACCAACACAATCTTCACGTGCTTCTTTTAATGCAGAATCACTTAGAAATAATATAAACAATCAATAGAAAACAATATGGCAGAATATTTTAGTTTCTTCCCCAAGACAATTTATGCACAAGAACTCGATCAAAGTTCTGTTGATGTTGTCACGAATCTAGTTTCACGATTCACTTTTGAAAAAGAATTCAAAGAAAATTCATCAGTGTTTCAAAAGTATGATATACGTGACGGTGATACTCCCGAATCGATAGCATATAAACTTTATGGTTCGGCAGAAAAACATTGGATTGTTTTATCGATGAATGATATTGTTGACCCACAGTATGATTGGCCACTAGACCAAATAACTTTGAATAACTTTGTCAATTCAAAATATACCGCAAATGCTAATGTGGGACAATCGGGATTGTCGTGGGCGCAATCACATATACACTCATATTATAAAATTGAAAAACGAACAACCGTTTCAACTAATGATTATAAAGAAGATACAATTGAACTGGATGCTAATACATATGCTAACATAGCAGCAACTTCCACAATCGTCACTATTCCAGATGGAAAACAAGTAAAGATAGAAGTATCAAAAAACGTAAAAACATATTATGAATATGAGATTGATTATAATGAACGAAACAGAACCATTAATCTTTTGAAACCTGAATTTGTAAGTGCTTCCACAGATGAACTGAAAAGAGTTTTAGGATTTAGATAATGTCAAATTTTAATTTAACCCAATCAACTCAAAGTAATATACGAAGATTGCAAATCATATCTGGTGGGGTTACTCTTGACGTTAGTTCTATTTTTCAAGAATTGAATATTTTTGATACTATTTTATTTCCAGCAGTGTCAGGTAATATAGTTATTCTTGATGCAAATAATTTATCAAGTAAAATCAATTTTATTGATGCGTTTTTGAACGTAGAAATTTCTAAAGGTGAAGAAGATACTGGAGCAACCACAATAAAAAGAAGTTTTAGGATATACAACCAATCAGATAGAGTGATGAAAAATCAATCATCTGAAGTTTATATACTTCATTTTGTTTCTCAAGAATTGATTGAGTCTTTGACATATACAAAAGAGAATATGAAAGTCTCTCAGTATTTTGAAGGTTCGTATAGTAAAGCTGCTGCAATTATTTTGAGAAATCATCTACAAGTTCCAGATAATAATATTGCTTTTATTCAAGAGACAAAAGGTATACATCAATTTGTTATTCCAAATCTAAGCCCCTTTGATGCGATGGATTGGTTGACTAAGAGGTCAATTTCCTATGATAACATGCCAAACTTTGTATTCTTTGAAAATACTGTTGGGTTTACTTTTGCTTCTCTTAGTTATTTGCTAAACGAAAAACCAGTAGCAACAATCAACTTTGATATAAAAAATCTTGATGAGTTCGATCATGAGTTTAGTGGTGTGCGTGATGTTCAAGTTATTACGCAAAGCAATTTAATCAAAGGAATAAAAGAAGGAATATATTCGGGTGTTCATATTGAGTTTGATCCATACACGCAAACTTATAGTGAAAAACAATTTGATGTTACTGATATTGCAAAAAAGATTCCTAATAAAAATCCACACCTAAGTACCATGCCAAATAGACAGGGAAATAGTGTAACGAACTCATATGCTGCTAGAACAATAACAGCACTGTCAACAACTGGAAGACAAACTGGTGAGGCTGGAAAGTATTTGAAAATCAACGATCCAAAGACTGCAAATATAGTGGATGATGTTGTAAATTGGAAATTTTCCAGAAGACCAATATTTGAAAATTTGTTTCAGAAAAGAATCAAGATGACTTTACCTGGTAATTTTATTTACTCATCAGGATTGAATGTTATATTGAAAGGATTCAACTTGACTTTGAATACTAGGACTAATAGTCAAGATGTATCAACGTATGGTAAATATATGATAGTTGCAGTGCGACACATGATAAAACCACAGATGTTTGAAACAGTTCTTGAAGTGGCATCTGATTCCACAAATAGTTCTGTTCCATCATCAAGTGATGCTAAAACACAGGAGTTTATATTCGCATGAATGATAATGTAAATGATAGATGGATTGGTGTTGTAGAAGATAGGAAAGACTATGCAGGAACTGGTCGCCTAAAGGTTAGGATTGTTGGCATTCACCCACAAGATACAAGTCAAGTTCCAACATCTTCTTTGCCTGATGCTCAAACCGAAAGGTCTGTTGCTACTGCACACTTGTTTAGTGGACCAAGAGAAGGTGATTGGGTCACAGGATATTTTATAAATGGTGATAGACAACATCCAATAGTTACTGGAGTTACGGATGGTCTTCGTGGTGCAGATGTTAGAGTTCCAAACCCCAATGCTAATGTTATTAGAAATGCAGTTAATACTAGACTGAGTTCTGATACTATTCAATTAGATAATTTGACTCGTCAATTCAATTTACTATCAGTCAAACCGAGTGGTAAAGGTTTACTTGAAATTGCTAAATTGTCATTACAAATAAATCTTAAAAGACAATCTGTTTTTAATTTATCTCAGTTACGAACTAATCTGGATACTGCGTATAATACAAGAATTCAATATGGATTTATTGATAATAGAAGTATTGCAGAAATAAATGCAGGAGCAAAAGTTCCTACCAGATGGGATAAGTATGTAGCACCAGATTATAAAGCTGGGCAACCAACTGTTCCACAGTATGCTAGAGGTATTGTGGATGGTTCTGCAAATGCATACTCCGTTAGGAATAGAGCACACGTATGTGATATTGCAATGCAAGTTAGATACCAATTAGGTAAAGCAGCATTTGCAATTCAGGCATCCGATGCAATTAGACAAGCAGTCAAAGCGCTAGTAGAAGGTTTGGGGATAAATCCAGTTTCCGCTTTTGTTGCAGATATTGCAAGAAAAATTGCTGGTTATTTACGAAAGATACTCAAGATTCTAAAAATGGTAAATCGATTTGTGAAGGATGTTATAAAACAAGTTTTGCTGATGAAAGCTATAATTGAGTTTATACGAGCACTTCCAGATTATTTGCGAAAACTATTTGATAGATGTTTGAAAGAAATCTATCGTGAGTTAGCCACGTTTGTTTTTGACTTGATTTCAAATGTATTTTCTGACACTGATGCTGGTGCGAGTGATGCTTTTCGAGCAGTCGGTGATGCAGTAAGTACCGCATCACAAGTAATTGATGCAGCAAATCAAACTATAGCTTTAGGAAAACAACTAGCAGTAGCATTAGACCCTGATACTCCAAGTGGTTTTAGTCTTGCACAAACTGAACAAATAATAGCAGCAGAATTTCCAGATTATGTTACTATCAAAGAAAAAATACTCGGTCCGATATTATAAGGTAGATCATGGCATCGTTAGAAGAACAACTAGCAGAATATAAAGCAGCAATAGCAAAACAGATACCTGTTGGATTAGCATCTGCGACAACTCCACAAGGAACAGCAGCAGCAGAAACACCCACATCAACAGCAGAAAATTTGAATGAGGCTGCTAAAAGTCTTAACAGAAATCTGTATAAAGCAGAAGAGGAACTTCTGTTTCAAAATTTTCCATCACCATACGCTTGGGTCACACCATTGCGTCAAATGGAACAAAGAAAAGGTGAAGGGAATCAATCTGAATCTAAAGGAATAAATCCAGTTCATAATGGTCATATGACTGTTTTTCAAGATAAAGAATCTAAAAGTGGAATCTATATGTCATCTGCTCCTGATGAAACATTCATTGCTTTGGAGCATGGGAATTCTGCATCGTACATGGAAATACAAGACAATGGAGATACTGTACAACAAATTTATGGTAATGGATATAGAATTACAACCAAGAATGAACATGTGTTGGTTGAAGGATTCTGTTCAATAAAAGTTGTTGGTAATTGTCAGTTGGAAATTGAGGGTGATAGAATTGAACATGTGAAAGGTGATTACAAACTACGAGTTGATGGTAACTATGATATTATTGCGAAGAAAGGATACATGCTCACCAGTGCTGAAGATGTTGACATATACGTGCATGGTGTGACGAGTGCATTAACAATTCATGCACCGAATGTACCTGCTCTTACTCCTGGAATTATTTTGAATGGTAGCACAGTGATTGAGGGTTCTCTTGATGCATCTTCCGTATCTTCTGCGGGAGCAGTAACTGCTAAACTAAGTTTGTTTGTTGGTCCTGCTGGTATAGTGTGTGCAGGTGGAGCACTGATCGGGTTTCCTGTTGGTGTTCCAGTACCTGGATTTACTGTATCTTCAGTACAGGTAGCATCACCATTGGGCATATTTGGTATGGTAAGAGATTTTGGTGGATTTTTATCAAGTTTAAGAACTTGCTATAATGCACATTTTCATGTTGGTGTTGAAACTGGTCCTAGTGTTACAGGACCAACTGATGCACCAGATGTTCCTGTTCCAGCTCCAGTGCCAATAATGATCTAATGGAGAAATATAATGACAAATAGTGTATTTGATAGATTAGGTTATAACTTCGATTCAGATAATTTTGAAGGTGCTGAACAACTTTCAGATGCTGCATTAAATACTTTAGAAACAAGAAAAACAACACTTGCAACATGGCAATACGATCAAGTTGCAAGAAGTGATACTGCTCGAACAAATTATTATAGAAATCCCACAGCAAATCTTTATATTAGTTTGCGTAGTACAGCAAATAACCTTATGAGATTGGCATCCAATCTTTCATTATCAAATGTTGCAGTATCAGCAAATGCATTTGTGCTTGAGTTAGATAAATTTAAATCACACACAGATAATATTTCAGGTGTTTTGGAAATGACAGGAAGACGATTTGATCCTGATACACCACAGTATGAAATAGCTATAGCTACTGCCGAACAGATGGTAACTCTATTGTATTCTGCTGATAATGTAGCAAATACGGTTGGTGCATTAGGTAGTTTTACTAGTCTTTTTATCAATAAACAATTGACTGCTAATGATACTATACTTGCTGCTGATTTGGTATCGATGAATTCAGCAATATCCTATACTGGTATACCTCTACTACCCTATTCGACTTTGGGTGGAGTGGCAATTGAAGCAATCAATTCTCATATTGCTATTGCTAATACTATGGTTGCCACTCGTAGAAATCACGATTGGAATTTTTTCAAAAAATCAAGAGCAATCAGTTCTGATATGGGTAAAGTCACACAATTCAACAGTATGGGTAAAATGAAAACTCAACTAATTCAGTATAAGATAGGAACAGATGCTTTGATAGCAAATTTACAAGCACCTGTAATCCACGACTCAAATACTGGAGTGTTTGCCTCATCCACTACTATTGAGACAACACCAAATGCTGATTCTATACGTGCAACAACACTTGCTAAATCCAATTCGGCATTTGCAAACTACTATGCAACCGCAACATCAACCACCGATGAAATAATTCTTGACTATGGAACTGTGGGTACACAAGACCAAATTGTTATGGATTATATCAATTCAGTAACACAAAACACTTAAAGGTTGAATAAATAGCATATGGCTACAGTTACTACAGATACAGTAAGAGATTTTCGGGACTTGGACTTATCGTTCAACATTCATCCTGTCAAAAAGGATATCAATAAACATGTTGGTGTCAAGGCAGTTATCAACTCGATAAAGAATCTAGTTCTTACCAATCACTACGAAAAACCATTCCAACCAGAAATAGGTTCGAATGTTCGTAAACTTTTATTTGAAAATATTGATGAGTTGACATCTATTGCCCTACAGAGGGAGATAGCACAAGTTATATCAAACTATGAACCTAGAGCATCTGTCTCTAAGGTTTATGTTTTTGCTGATTTTGATAATAATGGATTCAATGTAGAAGTTGAGTTTTCTGTTATCAATCAATCTGACCCAATTACAATTACCTTTTTCCTCGAACGGATTCGATAAATGGCTGCTCGTTTACAAGTTACAGACCTTGATTTTGATACAATCAAATCTAATCTAAAGAATTTTTTAAGACAGCAATCGGAGTTTACTGATTACGATTTTGAGGGTGCTGGTCTAAATGTTCTGTTAGATATTCTGGCATATAACACTCACTACAATGCATACTATTTGAATATGGTTGCTAATGAGTCTTTCTTAGACAGTGCTACGACACGTGATGCTGTGGTATCACATGCCAAGACACTCAACTATGTTCCATATTCAGTTACTGCTCCTAAAGCAATTGTCAATGTAACGGTTACTTCAACAACAACAGATGCTGATACTGCTACAATCCCAAGAGGATACACTTTCTATTCTGAACTTGTTGATGGCGTTTCATACAATTACATAACAACCGAATCAGTTACTATATCCAAAACTGGAACTCAATACTTCTTTGAAAATATAGACATCTATGAAGGACAGTTTATAAATTTTTCACAGACGTATAGTGCTACATCAAATCCAAAATCAGTGTTTATTATTCCAAATGCAAACATTGATACACGAACACTCAAGATTACTGTAAATCCAGTTTCGGGGAATACAGCAGCACAAACATATAACTTAGCAGCAGATATTCTTGATGTCACTGGTTCTTCATTGGTTTATTTTTTGAATGAAGGTAATGATGGAAAATTCAAAGTTAGCTTTGGTGATGGTGTAATAGGACAACAACTGGCCGATGGTTCAACTGTCAATATGAGTTATTTGATTACATCAGGTGGTATTTCAAATAAAGCAAATAATTTTACAGCAGGTTCGACTATCAACGGATATAGTAATATCAATGTGAGCGTTGTATCACCTTCTGCTGGTGGTTCTGATCGTGAGAGTGTTGACTCAATCAAATTCTCTACTGCATCTCAATTTGCTACACAGAATCGTTTGATTACATTCAAAGATTATGAGACATACATTTTGCAAAACTACACTTCGTTAGATTCAATTTCTGTGTGGGGTGGTGAGGATGAAGAAAAACCAGTATATGGTAAAGTATTCATTTCGTTGAAACCTAAAACCAATTATTACATTTCAGAAGCAGAAAAACAACGAATTATTGATGAAATCATCAAACCAAAAGCAGTGGTTTCTACTGATGTTATTATTCGTGATCCAGAGTATTTGTATCTATTGATTGACAACACAGTACGATATGATGCACGAAAAACATCATTGACTGAAAGTGCTTTGAAAACAAATATACGAAATACTATTTTGAACT